AAGAAAATAGAGTCGAGTCAGCTGGCGCGCGGCCCGGCGGGGCCGCCAGCCGGCCCGACGATTTTTTGAAAATGGGGGTTTTCCGGTAAAGTGCTATCATTTGACTGTCTTTTGAGTGCATACACCGGACAAAATCAGCCATACAATATCCATAAGCCTGTTTGAAGGGGGTATTGTATGGCAACAAACAAGCGTGTTTTCACCTTGCGCCTATCTGATGAAGTCTTTGACAAGATCGGGGCGCTTGCAACCCGTGAACACCGATCCATTACCAATTACATTGAATTTGTTCTTCTGAAACACTTGGAAGAAGTGGAAAAGGCGGAAGGAACGATCAATGTCGATAATTCACCCAAAGGGGTATAACTGAAAATGTCTGTCCTGAAGCAAAAGAGAACCACAAGCAAGGCCGAGTTCATCAACACGGCCAATCAGATTTATGTTGAAACCCTGAACTTCCTGACCCGTCTTTCAGCCCGGTATTCCCGGTTGATTGCGGAGCCGGTGGCAAAGCTGGCCGGTGAGATCATCGACCATGCGGAGAAGGCCAACAGTATCTTTCCTTCGGACAACCAGCGCATTGAAATGAGGAAGGCCCATCTTCTTGAAGCACGGGCTTCCCTGATGGCGCTGGATGTTCGCTTGACCCATGTTTACCTGATTCTGAACCAGAACCCGGAAGGGGCCTTTACCACTTCCAAGGGGAACCCGGTGAAGTCACAGGATGCAATGGAAAAGCTGGATAAGATGGCCCAAAACTTGGGTGAACTGATCGACAAAGAAAACGAACTTCTGAAAGGGGCAATCAAAAATGTAACAGCAAAACAGAAATAATTTCCCATTAGGTGTGCAACTGATAATGAGCCTGTTGGCGGTGTGGTGGTGGCTTCGTTCCCCTAATTACAACAACAACAATAATTTCCAGAATGTCAACACGGATGGCAACAACAACAATAACAATGCCAATTACTGTGCTGGTGTGCGGCCCGGATTTTGCAAATATACACGGTCAAATGTAGTAACAGAAGGCAAACGGCTTTTCAGGTGAAAGACGACCGATGTAAAAGGAGTTGTACTTCCTTGGGTTTCAATCCCTAAAACTGCCCTTTGATGCCCTTACACGGACGCTTCTTGCATGGTGGGTGATCGTGCCTTAACTCATTTCATGTGTAAGGACAAAGCAATTTAGATGGCACCCTACAACGCATTTGTACGAGGGGCGAATACTTTTATTATGACAAGCCAAGAACGGCATGAAGCAAGGTTCCAGCGCCGCAAAGCAAAGCGGTTGGAACGGAAACAGGCCCGGTGTAATAGCCTTGGGCCAACGAATAAAATATTTTCCTATCGGAAGATGTTCTTCTATGGGAAAAAGTGCTGTAACGGGGTGCGATGGAAGCAAAGTGTTCAAAACTTTGAAGGCCACCTGTTTTCCGGTACGGCAACACGGCGGCGAACGGTGTTGGAACAGACTTGGAAGCCCAAATCCTGTTCCCATTTCACCCTTCGGGAACGGGGAAAAATCCGCCCGATAGATGCCCCGCACATTACGGATCGACAAATCCACAAAACCCTGTGCAATGAAGTCCTGATCCCGTTGTATTCACCTTCCATGATCTATGACAACGGGGCAAGCCAAAAGGGAAAGGGCCTTCATTGGCAGTTCAAACGGATCAAACAACAGCTTGGATGGCATTACCGGCGATATGGCCGGGAAGGTGCTGTGTTGCTGTTGGATTTGAAAGGGTTCTTTCCAAATGCTTCCCATGCCCTGTTATATCAGCGGCACCGGGAATTGATTTTGAATCCTGAACTTCAAAACTTGGCTGATACTGTGATTCAATATTCCCCATGCCCGACACCGGGCCGGGGCTTGCCTTTGGGCGTGGAGCCTTCCCAACAGGAAATGGTGGCGTTACCAAGCAAAATTGACCAATGGATCAAGTGTCAGGCCCATGTTCATTGCGCCGGTCATTACATGGATGATTACTATGCTTTCTTTCCCACGGTGGATGAAGCAAAGCTGATGGGCCATGAAATTGTAAGGCGTTTTGAAGCCGCTGGAATCCGAGTGAACAAGCGCAAGTGTAAAGTGATCCCGCTTACAAAGCCGTTCCGGTTCTGCAAAGCCCGGTTCACACTTACCGAAACCGGCAAGATCAAGGTGAATGGAAGCCGGGATGGAGTGAAACGGGCAAGGCGAAAACTGAAGCTGTTTCACAGGGAGTTCAAAGAGGGAAAACGATCCTTCTTTGACATAGAACAATACATGGAATGCCAAAGCGCCTATTACCGGAACTTCAACGATCATGGCCGGTTGTTGCGGTTGCGGCGGCTTTACCATGCAATCTTTTTCGGAGGTGGACAATGTTTAGAATCATCAAAGCCGGGGCCGGTATCGGCCTGACCGAGAACCTGAACTACATCAAGAAAGCCGAAAATGGTTGCTACATCCTTTGCCCGGAGCATGACGCTTCGGGCATTGTTTTTGAGGGTGTGGCTTACCATTTGTTGGGCCGTGCCGCTATGGACGAACTGGAAACCGTGAGTTTGGAGGAAACGGACGCAGGAACCGAGATCACCAAAGCCACAGAAGCCGGTGGAATCGTCTTTGTAACCTTGGCGGAAGCCGGGAGCATTGACGCTGAAACGGCGGCGGAACACGCTGATTTGTTCGCTGAATGGGCTTTCCCTGTGGCCTACACGGTGGGGCAGATTCGCCGGTATAACGGCACCCTTTACAAGTGTGTTCAGGCCCATACTTCCCAAGCGGATTGGACACCGGACACGGCTTCCAGCCTGTGGAGCAAAACGAGTGATCCCGCTGAAGAATGGCCGGAATGGAGCCAACCGGTAGGAGCGCATGACGCTTATTCCAAGGGGGCAAAAGTGAGCCATAACAGTAAACATTGGGTTTCCACAGCGGATGCCAATGTGTGGGAACCCGGTGTATATGGTTGGGAGGAATCGGCTTAATGGAGTACAAAATCTATGTGTGTCGAAAGCGGGCCAAATTCAAAGCAATTTGCGGACAAGTGAACATTCGGTATGGAACCATCCTGAATTGTCAGGGTGGTTTTTTGATTCTGAATGATCTTCCGGTGTGTTCCGTAACCAGCCAAAACGCCTATGACTTCTTTACCCAAAATGATGATGGCATGGGCAAGGAACGGGGCGAACTTCTGAACCGGATCACCGCAACGCTGATGAAGCAGACCCCCGGACACAACGCCCGGTGGGGGAAAATTTGGGATGATCCCCGTTGCCAAAAGTACAAGCGCCCGGAACAGGAAGATCATTGGATTTGGAATCATGACTTCTACAACGGCCCTGTTGAGGATTTGCGCTATATCGCCGCCCTGATCGGGGCCTGATGGGAGGTAAACAATGACGCTTGAATTGTCCATCGTGATTTCTGTTCTTTCGGTTTCCTTTGCCTTGTATTCCGGTATTTCCAACCTGAAGCGCAACGATAAGAAAGACACCACCGAGGAAACCGCCCAGCTTACCACCGTGATTGTGAAGCTGGAAAACATCGGGGATGGAGTGTCCGAAATCAAATCTGACATGAAGAATGTCAAGGGTGAAGTTCAGGAATTGCGGGAACGCCTTGTGGCCGTGGAACAGTCCGCCAAATCCGCCCACCACCGCCTTGATGGAATTACGGGTGGTGTTGACGGGTGAGCCGCCGAAACATTCCAAAGAAGCCACGGTTTGAAACTTCAAAGGTGATCCTGTTTATTGTGGGGGCCGTTACCATTTGGGTAACGGCCTTCACGCTTCACATGATCGAGGAAACCAAAGACCTTTCCCCGCTGGCCTATCTGATCCCCGCCATATTTGCTGAATTGGCAACCGCAACCGGGTTTTACTATTCCAAAGCCAAAGCCGAAAACCGGATCAAACTTCGGAAATTGTACGGCCCGGAAATCTATAACGATGCAAAGGAGATTTGAAAAATGCTGAACGCTGTTTTGAACAACCTGATCAATATTGGGTGGGCCATGCTGATCTTCCTGTGTGCGTACCTGTCCAATGTGGCCTTTTCCCTTTACTACAACATCAAGATTTTGCTTCAGCCCTTCGACAAACAGAAGATGATCAATTCCGGGCTGAAGATTGCCACATTCGTTGTGGGCCTGACCTTGCTTTGTGTAGCAATCACCACCCTTCCGATTTATGCGGATCAGCTTGGGTGGGCAATCCCGGAGGAATACACAGAAATCTTTGCAGATTTGGTGATTGTGGGCGCTGTGCTGATGGTTTCTTGTAAATACATCGTGGAAGCCTTCACCAAGTTCAAGGCCATTCTTCAGGTGAAAGGAGATACAGAAAATGACTGAAAAAGAACTTCGTCAAAAGGTAGTTGCTACCGCTGAAAGCTATGTGGGATGCAAAGAAGCGGATGGTTCCCACAGGAAGATCATTGATCTGTATAACAGCCACAAGCCCCTTGCCCGTGGGTATGCGGTCAAATATACTGACGCATGGTGTTCCACCTTCGCTTCCGCTGTGGCTATCGCTTGCGGCCTGACGGACATTATTCCAACGGAATGTGGGTGTGAAAAGCATATCCAGCTTTTCAAAGCGTTGGGCGCTTGGGTTGAAAATGATGCGTATGTTCCCAAGTTGGGGGATTACATCTTCTATGATTGGCAGGATGGAGAAAACTACGCAACCACGGACAACACCGGGGCCGCTGATCATGTTGGTATTGTAACCGGCATTTCCGGGAACACCATTACCGTGACTGAAGGGAATATGTCTGATGCGGTTGGACACAGAAAGTTGAAGGTGAATGGCCGTTATATTCGTGGCTTCGGAACGCCCAATTATGCGGCCAAGGCCGCTTCTATGGGGGCGGGTGGGGTAACTACACCCCCAAGCACAGAAAAGCCCACAGGCGGCACCACAGGGGCCACGGGTGGGCTTCTTTCTGTTGGAACGGAAGTTGACTTTGTGGGCAACCGCCATTATACTTCTTCGTATGCGACCGGCAAAGCTAAAATCTGCAAAGCAGGACGGGCCAAGATTACCGCTGTTTCCCCCGGAAATCCCCACCCCTATCATTGTGTTGCCGTTTCTGGTAAGGGTTCCACGGTGTATGGATGGGTTGACAACGGCGATATTTCCCCGGTTTCTGTCAAGGCTATTGTGAAAGGCGGAAAGGTGAAGGTGCTGAAACCCGTGACCTACGCCGGGGGTTCTTTCAAAGCCTATTATGACACCTATGATGTTCTTCAGGTGGACAATGATCGGGTGGTGATTGGCATTGGAAAAACCGTGACCGCCGCCGTTCACAAAAACAACCTTCAGGCGGTTTGATTGCGTGTTTCTACTGTGTTACTAACAACCCCGATTTTACCCGCTTTCAAAGGGCTGAAATGTTCAGTATTCAGGCGCTTCAGAGCGTTGCAGAGTAGAAATATTTATGGTACAATACCATCGGTTCATATTTTGATTGATTCAAATACTGCACGAAAGAGGCTTTTTTCATGGATTTTGTTGCAAACGGCTCCAAAAACGTTGAAATTGAGACGTCCACGGGCGTCTATCTGCGCCACGCCATCCAGACGCACTTTGTCGAGATCGGCGAGGATTACATCGAACTCGTCAACCGCTACGTCAAGCCCCTCTACGAGGAGGGCGACCTGCTGAGCATCAGCGAAAAGATCATCGCCCTGTGCCAGAAGCGCGTGGTCTACCGCAAGGATATGAAAATTTCGTGGCTGGCGAAATTCCTCAGCCGCTTTGCCATCCAGCACAACAGCGCCGGCATCGGCGTGGGCGAGGTGTGCAAGATGCAGTTCGCCATCGACGAGTGCGGCGCGTGGAAGGTCCTCTGGGCCGCGATCTGCGCGGGCTTTGGCAAGCTCGTCGGCAAGCACGGCATCTTCTACGATATGGTCGGCATGGAGGTCACGGGCCTCGACGGCTTCTACCCCGACGTGTTCCCCGTCTACGGCGACTACGGCATCCGTATTCCAGAAAATCCCTCGGGCGTGTGCAACGAGATCTATGAGAAGACCGGCGTGCGCGCGATGATCGTCGACGCAAACGACTTCACGCGCGACATCCTCGGCAAGGGCGACAACGTGACCCTCACCGACGAGCAGCTGTGTGAGATCATCCGCGATAACCCCGCGGGTCAGGATGACCAGTGCACGCCGTTTATTCTGATCAGGAAAAAACAGTAATTTCCCCCTGCGGGGGAAGCGTGTTGTTTCCCTGCTGGCAGGGGAACGGATAAGGGAGGGATATCTCTTTTTCGAAAAGAGATATCCCTCCCTTGCACCCTCCCAGAGAAAATTCACATTGCAAGCGAGCAGTTCGAAGAGGTGCGGCGCTTGCCGAATCGACTGCCTGCGCCCCGGGGGGCCGGCGGCGCGCTCCCCCGTCGCCTGTGGGCGTGCCCCTCTCTTTCTGCCGCTCTGCTGATCTTGTAGGAGTGCAGACTAATATCCGTCTACCGCGGCACTCCTCAATGCGGCGAGCGAAGCAATGCCGCATTCCGCAAGCAGTCTGCCGCCAAGTAATCGTCACTCGCGCCCCACCACAGGAAAGGGCGGGTGCGAGGGGCAGAGCACAGCAA